TATTCAAAATCGCAATCTGGATCATCTTGGCGATGATCTGCTTGGCCATATCCAAGAAATAACTACCGACACTCTTGAAGAAATCAGCCAATGCTTCTTTTGCACTTTTAGATCCACTGATTGCATCCGTAAACGACTGTGAAAACGCACTTCCAATCGCGTTTGCTGCGCCAGTGATTTGGTTGATTGGATTAATTAAATCTTCGAGGCCTTTTTTCAAACTGCGGGTGTTTTGACTTAAACCTTCAATCAACGTGGGATCTATTGTTTGACGGAACAAGTCAGTCTGCTGTTCAGCGTTTGGATCTCCTGCGTCTTTCCTTGACTGCCTAAATCTATCGATCCTTTCCTGTTTGCCGACCAGTCCAAGCTGATCGCGTAAGTTGAACAGCTCGTCTTCGGATGCTTTGGCGATGGCTTCTTTTTCATCTCTAAATCGCCGCGCCTCTTTTGTGCGCTCCCCCTCCAGTTCTAATAAAAGCTTATTTGTTGCATTTTCTCTCTTTAAAGATTCTTCCCTTACAATCGCCTGTTCGTTCTCTTCACCTGCAGCCGCTCTAAGCGCATCTCGGTACTCAAGCTCGACTTGCGCCGCTTGCTCGGCAAAATCAACAGCTATTCTTTCGTTGTTTAATTTGTTGACCAGTAGCCGATTGTTTTCTTTTTGTGCCTCTCCAATCTTCAGTTCATTATCAATTCGCGCTTTTGTGAAAAATACAAGCTTGCCTTGATCCCTAATCGAATCAAGCAAAGACTTGCGCACTTTTTCTGCCTTGCCGCCGCCGCCGCCGCCGCCGCCGCCGCCGCCGCCGGTATCAGTGCCGGTAGGATCGTCATATACGGTTAGAGGTTCTTTTTTTGGCGGTGCCACAGTCTTTGAGCTTAAAATTCTTTGAGATTTTTGAATCTCCAGTAAAGTTTCATTTAGCCTGCCTCTTTTTGCCCCAACCATCATTGGGCCAATCACTGGGATACCGGCGAGTCCGCCGAGATCTTTTATCTCTTGACGCTGCTTATCTCTTTTCGCTAGAAGCTGTGTAAGATTTTGCTCTTCTGCTCTCAAAGCAGCTTGAGCTTGATCATAGGGAAGATTCTGAAGAGTGTTATCAAACTCGCCTGACTCAAGACCTTGCAGCAAATTTTCTTGTTTTTTCCCAGAGCCAATGCCGTTGACTACATAATTAACGCCAACAGTAACAATACCGATAGCAGCGAGACTTCTTAATGCTTTGCCAAGTAACGCAACCTTACCTGCTGCAACCGCAGAGACATCTCCAGTAATCTTTGCGGCAGACCCAGTTCCTGCCAACGCAGCAATAGTTGCAAACTTGAGACCTGCAATTAGCTTCATAGCTTTAGAGACTAAAACCAACTTTGCCGCAAGGGCTGCAGCGGTGCCAATTGCATCTTTATTCTCAAGAATAAAACGCATCCCTTCTCCAACAGCCTTCGCCATACCAACCAGACTTGGGCCAATATCAGTAATAAATTCGGTAAACGCTTGCTGGAACTCAGCGCCAATTGGCTGAAGTGCATCGCCAATGTCTTTTCTAAGCTGGTCAGTCGCTTTTTTTAGCCTTGCGCCAGCAGCTTGAGGCGAATCAGCAATCTTCTCTGCAAGACCTCCAAAATCATCACCTAACAGCTTTACGAACTTCTGAAGGTCATTGAGGCCAACCTCTCCTTTCTTTAAGGAATCAGCGAGCTGTGGTCCTGTCTTCTCAGCAGCTTGGGCAAATAAATTGAAAGTACCAGGCAGTCTCTCTGCGATTTGATTGATCTCTTCAGCAGAGACTTTGCCCTTAGAAAAAATTTGGACAAGCGCCGTTACGGCACCTTCAACCTGCTCTGCGCCGCCACCCGTTGCAATGATTGCAGAGTTGATATTTTTAAATGCAATACTTGCATCATTGACATTACCTCCAGCGCCTTTCACTGCTGCCGTAAGCCTTGTAATTCCCGCAATTGCTGTGTCCTGTGGGACGTTCAAAGATTCTGTGACATCAGCAGCCGTCGCAATAGCAAGGTTGTATTCTGCCAGCCCTTGCTCTGCCGACAATCCGCTTTGAGTTATGCCTTTAAGGGAAATTTTTAGTTTATCAATCTGCGCCGCATAATCAGCAAAATCACCAAGCGCTTGCCTGAGCTGGCCTACCTGAGCGCCAAGTGCAGCACCAGCAAAAGACCCGCCAACACCACCAACCGCACCACCAATTGCGCCACCAAGAAATCCTTCAGGACCACCAAAGATTCCGCCTGAAATCGTTGCACCAGCAACCTGGGCTGCTTTGCCGGGGGAGAATTTGCGGCGGCTCATCCTTCTGCTTACTTTTTCCGATCTTCTGTCAAGATCGCTTATTTCTTCTGATAAGTCTTTAAACGCTTTGGAGCTAGACGGAAGAGTGTTCCTTTGCTTTTCGAGCGCAGATCTAAGTCGATTTACGCTATCAATACTGTCGTTGTTTGCAATTCTTGCTTTTGAGACTTCTGCTCGCAAATCCTCCTCTACTTTTTTTGCGACTCTCTTTTCTTCGTTTAATTTCCTAAGCGATTCAGTCTCTGATATATTGCGCTGTCTAAGTTTCTCCGCAAAACCTGGAGGGAGGGCTGGTCCGGGCAGATACTGCTTCGGACCCTGCAACCTTGCCCCTCCTAGCGACTCTTGCGCGAACCCTCTTCTGGATTCAGGAATTAAAGGCTCTGCCCTGCCGCTTCTCTCTAGCCCCGTACCCGGCGCTGAGGTCTGACCCGCAGCAGGCAACAGTAGCGGCGTTGAAGCCACGCCTGCTCTAACGGCTGCCCCCAGTTCAGCTCTTGCTGCCTCTTGCCGCCTAACGATCCCCCGGCGAAGATAGTTGCTGCCTACAGAAGTGTTCGCATAAACGCCTTGAGCAGTAGAAGCCTGCCTCGCCATGTCAGTGACATTGCGATAACTGCCCGCAATTCCGTCTAATTGTTTCTGTAAGTTATTGACTTGTCTTGCGTTTTCCGCATACTTAGACGAACCCTCGGCTGTCTCAGTATTCAGTTCGTTCATTTCGGCTTGGAGCTGACCAATAGCTTCGCGCAGATTTTTTTGATTCCTGACCGTATTGCCGCTGGCCAAATCTTTTACCAGAGCAGCGCCTAACCCCTGAGCAGTTGCTGTTGCCTCTCGCTGCACCTGTGCAATACGCAACGCAACTGCAACATATTGATCGCTTGACCTAACAGTATTTATCAACCGATCTTGCAGTTCAGTGAGCTTTTGAGAAAAAGCAGCAGTGGTAGCCGGTAGATCGCCTAACCGCTGGTCGAGTGCATCTATAGGGCCAAGCTCTGTGTTGCCTGTATAGATTTGAGCACCAGCTCTTACTGATCTTCTAGCCTCGCGAGCAGTCTCTTGAACACCTAGTTGCCTTCTTCTCGCTATTGCTGCAGTTAATTGATTTTCTTTCTTCGTAAGTTCTGAAGTAGCCCTACCTTTCTCACTAAGAGCTAAGACTTCACCTCTAACAATCTCCTCTCTTTCTTTTGCCGCTTGAGCTTGTTTTCTCGCTGAAGCTTCATATTTCGCCAAAACTCCTGTGACAGAAGCAGCCCTGGCCCTGTTTCGGCTTGCGTTTTCTTCTAGTGCAGCGTCAAGTGAGTTGACTTTTTTTGTCAGCTCATCGATCTCTTTTGAAAGTCCAAAGAATGCTTGAGAGTCCTGAGACGCTTGGTTCCTTAACTGCTTAAGGCCGTCAATCGCTTTTTTTATTTGCGCCGAACTAGAAGAAGCAGCAGACCCAATTTCCAGTAACGCGGATCTTTGCTCTTCTATCTGCCTGCTAGACCCCTTAAGGGTTAGTCCTAGATCTATAATACTTGCACCAAGCTCGCGATAAACCTTGCCGCCCATAGCGGCCTGTTCGCGCAAGCCTTCAAACGCCTTGATTTGACCTTTTATTGTCGCTTCACTATTACCAACTTCTTTTGCAAACTTAGCAATATCTTTAGTCGCCTGGACAATATCTTTATCAGAAAGCTTTGTCTGTTTTGATAAATCCCGGAATGATCTATTTAGCGCCGCAAGTCTTTCGCCGCCCTTAATGCCGAGTTCAATGGCTATCGGTTGAACAGTCTTACTTGCCATCTTTCTTGTTCAGCTCAGAGAGTGCAGCAGCTTCCATTACTTGAAGGCTCTCCAGCATCTCACGGGGATTGCTTACATCATAAAGGGACATCAGTCCTGACGCACCTAGCAACACCTCATATTTCAATCCAACGTAACCTCCCATCGTGACAGTCCACTGCGTCTGCATTCGCAGGAACATCATCAACGTATCCCAATTCTCTTCCCACACCTCAAAGTGCTCTTCTTCAGGAGCGGCTTGACGCTGCGGCTTCAATCCAAATGCCGCTGCGTCATCACCACTTTTGTCCTCTATCCTTTTGCCGCCATTCGCCCAATACTTGACAGCATCTTTTAGTTTCCCAGTTTTGCGCCTTCAAAAGTTTCTGTGTATGCCTTCAAGACACCACGAATCCAATACGGATCATCGGCAAATTCTTTCATTGCTGCCTGGGAGAACGGCAACGGTTTGCCGTCTTCGTCTTCAATTCCCTCCCATCCGGTCATGACTGCTTTGAGCAAGTCAAGATCACCCTTGTCTGCAAGCTTCTGGAACTCAGAACGTGGTACGCGCTTGAACACTGCGTCAAAAGTGGATTCATCAAAGACTCCACCATCAGCAGGCTCTTCCACGGTTACAGGCCACTTAAAAGTTTTGACCTTTTTCCGAACGAATGCCATTGAGTGAATTTAACTGCAATTAGCTTACAGCAATAAAAAAGGCCGTGCTCCCCAGCACGGCCATTGCGCTTTTCTCCAGAGGGCTTGGCTCCCTCAAATCAAGTGTACACCAAACTGAACTCGTCATTGCCCGCTGTTGATGGAATCGCGGTGTATGGGATGTTCAGCATCGCAATGCCGTCTTGATCCCCGTAGCTCACGTCTCCAATATCGACTTGGGTGCTAGCAAAATCAACAATGTTTCCAGCCGTGGTGCCGTGCTGGAACGTCAAGTTACCCAGCGTGCTGTCAGTCAATGCAGCGGTGAAGTAGTCCTTCGTAGCGATTGAAATCATTTCAATACTCACAGAACCGCTTGCGTTGCGATCAGTAATGATCACTTCCTTGTCGCAGCCAATCAACTCGCGATACACGACCGTGTTGCCGATGTCCATGCTCAACGACTGCAAGCAGCCAGAGTAAGAAAGCAAGGAGAAGGTGTCTGTGTTGCCGTTCTTGAAGATCAGCGGTGTTGCCTGGTTTGCGTAAGTAACGCTCGGCAGTGCTGAATCATCAGGAGCGTTGTAGATACCCGTCATCGTGAAATCGATGGAGGGAATCTCGCCCACAGAGGTGTTCAGAGTAAATGTTCCTCTGGCACCAGTCACTTTGTGGCGAACACCATCAATGTTGTAGTGGATAGTGACTGAACTGAATGATGAGCTAACTGGCGCATACGTTACTGACGTACCAGCAGCAACAGTTTCACTAAGGCCGCAAGCCTGCAGTGCCTTGCCGTACTGCGGAGCAGTGCCAGCAGTGCCAGAGCCAGCAAGCTCAACACTAAAAGTACACTCAACGCGAGTGTTGGCAAGCAGCTGCTCAGAAGCGCCCAAATAAGGACGGATCAGATCGCGATTAACGACATCACTCTGCTGTGGAGTGATGTTCAAGTCCCTCACCAAAACCGCGTCGGTTCCGGTTGGAGTCGGATCGACTCCGTAGCTGGACTCTAGTTCCACCAGGATTAGTCGTTTCCGTAGAAGAAGTGGTGCCATTTTCTTGTGGGGTGTCGGCGGGAAGTGTTCGCTTGATCAGAGTGCGTTTTCCGGTTTCTGGATCGATTAAATACGACCCACCTTGACCGCTGTACTCGTCTTTCATCGTAATCCTTGCGACTGCTTAAACCTTAGTAGACAGTAAGGTCTGCTACCTGAGTTCTGTATTTAACGTCGTACTCATTGGAAAACACACCAGCAGGTTGATCAGCATCAAGAAATTCAAAACTTGTTAGAACAGGCTGCACATCGATCGCGTATCCTCCAACTGTCAGATCAGCCATAAGCTTTGAGTGCATCGATTCAATTACTGAATCAGCATCCGTATAGGGAGTCGTGGATCGAGTAATTACGACGACCCTTACGCGCATTGTCCAGTCAAGCTTTGGCAGTGATGTTTGCTGCTGCGCAACGTCATTCACTGGCTCGATGACGATCATTGGAGTCTCAGCCCTTGCAGCCGCTGTCACTCTTGACCTGTACACCCTCCCACTAACGCCAGCAGTACTGGCCAGCGTCGTAGCAATCTGTGACAGGATTTGTTCGCGTCTAGTAGTCATCAATCACACATCACAGAACCTTGGAACTCTTCGCCATTACCTATATTGCTCACAGTGCACCGGACATAAAGGACGGGACTGTTGGAATAAAAGTGGGCATCAGTACCGCTACCAGAGTGAGAATGAGACTCAAGCTTGAACCAATCAGTCCCATTCAAAGAGCCTTCATCTATAACAGTTATATTCCCACCCACAATTTTATGAACAAACACATAGTTCACACCCGCAAGCTTTACCGCAGGAGTTGATCCATCAGCAGTGAGAGGATCCCAAAAGTAAATGTTCTTGGAATTGTCTGCGAAGTAGCCGATTTCAACAGTCATCAATTCTTCATCAGCATTAACTCAACGAATTTCCCATCGTCGATGAGGTTCGCGCTTCTGACAGTGTAGTCGGATCCATCAACTGATACTGAATCGCTGTGCAGCAAACCCCCGAACTTTGAAGATTCACACGTCAACTTATAATCAGTTGTTAGAACAACTCCGTCAGCAATGATCTCGCTTGGCATGTCCAATATCCCTAGCCCTGAAGTGGACCCAGCCGTAACAGGAACAGCAAAATCAGCACTGCTCAAAAAAACGCTTAAATCTTCAGCAAATGCCATGAGAAAAGCCCGGACAAACCGGGCATGTACAGCTATCAGGCGTACTTCAAAGCACCAAAAGCATTGACGCTATAGGTGTGAGTTGAAGTGGATACTGTCGAAACAGCTTTGATAAAACGCTTGGCGCTCCCCTTTGGGAAAACAAGAGTCTGCTTGCTGGCGCTTGTGCTTACCTGAGTAAACGCAGCGTCGGTAACATCAGAATACGTTCCGCCGGAAGTGTCTGCAGACTGAATCTTGACATCCAAGGTTGATGTTCCGCCATTCTCGACATCGAGAATTACGCAGATGTCACCTTCGTAGTCATTCAAGTCAACAGCAGTGCCGTTAAGTGCAGAGGTGCGTGAAGCTGTTGGTGCTAAAGCAAAGTGCGAAAGCTTTTCCAGCCCAACAGAAAGAATTGTCATTGTTGTTCTCCAGGAGTTTTGGAACGTCCTCTTTTCGAGGGGGTCTTGGGTGGACAAGTGGGGGCCGCTTCGGGATGAGAAGCAACTTCCTTATCAACTGCAACTTTTGCCTTGTCGCTATTGAAAAGAATGTTTGCTGTCTGCTGATCAACTTCGATAAAAGAGCCTGCTTTTACAGGCTCCCCGTTGATCATCACTCCGCGTGTGATCTCAACTTTCATGTTGCTCAGCTAGCGAAGCAGAAACATGCAGGCTGCTTGACAGCAAAATCCACATCCTGAAGAGCGATCACCCGAACAGTGCCAGCCGTAGCACCAGCATAAGGATCAACAGTTAGATCCAAACCAGACCACATGCCCATCACGAATTGCGAGAAATCTCCAAACAGCGCATCATTATTGAGCAGCTGGTTAGAAACGATCACAGGGTAACCATTGATCTCATCGTTTTCATAAACGAAATCACCGCTGCCAGCATCTTTCTTGGTTGACTTCAGAGCGCCGCGAGCAGAAGCGTTGATGATGTAGCGCATTGAGCCAATGTCACCATTAGCCGCTGCAACATCAGTTTCAAGAGCGATCATCTCTTCAAAAGTTCCGAAACCTGTAAGGGTCTCAGATCCAATACCACTGACGTTGGTCAGGCCCTGAGGCTGGTTAGAAGAGCCGGTGCCGTAAACAGCAGCGCGGTCAATCTCAAGTGCAATAACGCGAGCAAGGTCATTGCGGATCATGCCTTCAACGTCAATGCTGCTTTGAAGCAGAAGACGACGTGAGTAGTCAACAAATGCACCTACGGTTTTTGGCGAAAGATTCACCTGATCGATTGCCTGCTGGGACTCGGTAGGGGAGGAATTCTCGCCAACCCAGTAAGCAGTGCTCGCGCTCGTCTGGCGAGGAATTGAGACATTGCCCTGCAGCCCGGTCAGCATCGTGCATCCAGCCTGTGAAATTGACAGGCGGTTGCGAAGAAGATCGATGAAGCTTCCAGCCAGAAGCACGTCGTCAACCAAGTCACCACCAGCTGTAGGTGTACCTACAACCAAGTCGCGACGGAGGACTTCATTAGGAATGACGATGCCGTTTGAAGAACGCTCGTACTTCTTGGCAGCAGCCTCGCCAACTTCAATTTCAAACGCTGCATCGCGACGAGCCTGAGCATCACCCTGGTTAGAGAGGTAGTTCAGAGCTTTGACGAAGCTGAAGCTACGAGTCTCCTTATCGGAGAGGCCAATGTCGTTGGCGGTGATACTGTGTTCCACGGGTTGAGTTCCGATTTTTTCGAGGACAGCAGCGCGAGCCTCATCGACGGACTGTCCGCCGGAGATCAATTCGCGTGCAAGATCGGAGAGGTTGTGACGCTCGCCGAGTTTGTTGATAGATGCAATCCGGGTACGCTCGGCCTCTACGGCCTCGGACCGGATCACCTCCACATCAGTTGTGGTGCTTTCCATGACTTCAGTCACTGTGTTTACGGGAGATGCGGTCGAAGCCGCAGTTTCAGTATCAGAGTCAACGTTCTCTAAAGAACGATCAACTCCAACATTTGCGTCAGAGTCGTCGATCTGAAGAGAACGTCCAACTCCAACAGTGGGGTCAGCTGGGATAACAGCTAACGAAACCTCGTAAGGCGACCAATTGGTAGCTACGAGGCCATCTTCGCGCTCCTCCATTTTATCAATGGAATAGCCGAAAGAAACGCCGCGAAGGATTCCATCGCGAACGTCCTGAAGCACTTCTTGCGCAAATTTATTGCGCGAAAAGCGCACCTTGGCATAACCGCGTTTCTTTTCACCATCAACCCAAGCACGTTCAACAACGCCGATCATGCGATCTGGGTCATGGTTATAAAGAAGCGGTGCGCCATCATTGAGCCGCGAAAGATTCGCGGACTCCATGCCGTGACTCAGAATTTCGTTTCCAAAGTAACGAGCCACGGGATATTCAGAGCTGAATGGAAATTCCATGCTCCTTTCATCAACCATGCTGAAACTTGTCGCTTCAACACGCTTAAATTTTGTACCTTCAAGATCGCGAGACAATTCTTCTTTAGAACTCTCTTCTGCGACAACATCAGGCAACTCCGAGGTAAGTTCCATTGCGCGTAATGCTTCGATCTTTGTCAGTGTACTGAATCTATGTCCTGCATAAACATCAGTTTCACGCCAGCCTTCACTGCCTTCGCGATAAATTTGAATTAACGCTGCAGGATTTTCTTCCTCGCCATTAATTACGACTTCCGCTCCAGGTACATCAAGCTGGCCATCGCGGATGATTTTTGTGATCTTACCCTGAGCGTTTCCGCCAGGAGTGTTCCAACGCACAAAATCACCAACTTTCAAGCCGTCAGGCTCGGCCCTTGTCTCTTCTTCGATTGAGCGATCCATAGACTTAACGATTCGGTCTGACCATGTTTTACCAGCATCACCACCCCAGGCAGCCCAAGCGACACGGCCTGGAGAAGGGTAACCCTCCTCACCAGGACTAAAACCCTCAGCCTTTTTGTCCACTTCATGCCGCGCAAACCATGCGCTCATTGCAACGATCACATCGTCGCTCAATTCATTACCACTCAAAATCTGAGTGGCGCGACGAGCGGCTACTTCAGTACCACCATCGCGGCCATCCTCTTTCCAATCTCTGTAACGTTGCGCCTCTTCGCGCATACCTTCAGTTGGCATTGCTGGCATCACTCAACCTCCTCTGGGAGTTCATCAATAATGTCACGATCAAGCTCAACACTAAGCTCTGAGGCTGCTTGCTGTTCCCTAGAGAACTCGGTGAGGTTATCAAAGAAGTCTCCGCCAAGCTTCGCGACAATCTGCGCCTTGGTCATGTAACCAGCTTGCTCCATCTGACGGTAAGCCTTCGCTTCCTTCAATGGGTCAACCCAATCCCATCCGCGAGCCATCCATCGCGGAGTGTCATATCGCTCAGGACGTGAATCGTAATCATCAAACGGAAGCTCGCCTGCCAATACAGCAAGGTCAAGCCACTCGCGAAACACACGATTGTGGAAGTTTTCGATCAAATAAGACTGAATAACCTTCCAATGCTCGCGATCTTCAAGCAAACTCAGCCTGCTGCTGCTGTAGTTCGTTTCACTGAAATCACGCGATAAAGTCTCGTAACTGCAGCCAAAACCTGAGGCAAAGCGGCGAACCTTGTTCTTTACGAACATCTCGTACTGCTGATCAGGTGAACTGATGTTCGGCACGGTTACGTTCTGACCAGGCTCCAGGTACTTCCACATACCAGGCTCAAATTCACTAATCCTGCGATCAGCTTCAACGTCATCACCTTCAAGCTCACCTTCTGAGCTTGTGACGAATCCCATCACTGAAGCACCCGCACGGGCGCGAATCACAGCGGCTTCTTCGTAACCCTGCAACTGGTGAGCGTCAGCCATCACTGAATGGAACCAAGGCACTCCGCGATGCTGTTGCGGGCGCTCTGGAATAAACAGGTGAATTACGTCTTCCGCAGGCAGAAAAACATGCTTATCACCTTTTTGGGGTGCATTTTGAAACCAATAATCACCAGGATGACGAGTCAAGAACGCATAACGGACAGGACGACCCCATTCGTTGATCTCAACGCCCATCCTCCACTCATTGAGCCTTGCAAGCGTTGCACCTTGATACTCCTCGTCGAGCACATCCGACTCGATCATCTCAAGAGCCAATGGCACCCTGCTGCCACCAAACGGACGCCGAATAATACGAAACAACGCTTCGCCTGACTCAGGCAAAGCACCAGTCGCCAGCCATTCCATCATGTGGAAGCTGTGCCGACCCGCTACATCACAATGCTGCGCACGGGTCCATAAATGCCACTTCTCTTCAATCAGGCGATTAATCGCTTCACTGGGCTTCCGACCACGAACTTGCTGAACCTGGGACTGAAGCTTGATCCCACTTCCGACAACATTGACTTGAGTGGTGCGCTTCGCCTGTTTCGCATACGGATTATTCCGTACCATCTCACGGGATCTGTCCCGTAATTTCTTGATACTTGTCCGAATTTCAGCGTCAGCACTTGCTTGAGTGCTCATCCAGTCGCTAGTAAGACGCGAAATAATCGCGCCTGCATAGTTACGGCGGCGACGGCGAGGCTGATCGCGGGGCACTCGCTGGAGGCCCAGCGTTCTCAAAAATCGTGTACGAAGTCCCATCAGCTTCCGTTAAACCGAACGTAGAGATTATGTGGATCGCCAAGGCCAGATGCGATCAATTTGGCTTTATTCTCCTTAGCCACAATAGACTTCAATCTTGATTCAAGTTCCAGCAATTCTGAAAGATCATATCGCTTTAAATTTCTGCTTCCAATCTTGTACTCGGAAACAGCTCCGCCAGAGACAATGGACCTAATTGCTGCTTTTACCGCATCCAAGTCCTGTTGAGCCTGAGTCCTGCCGTCAAATGCTCCAGGCGTGCCCGAATAAGCAAGTGACGGACGAATCTCAATCTGCCCTCGGCTGTACTCCTGAACAGTGCTATCACCTGTCTTCGTAAGGACAGCCTGAAAAAACCAGTTAGGGCTCGGATCTACCGCACCAGTCGCAGCAGCAGTCAACGTAGTCTTCCAGCCGCTGTTGTAAGCAACCGCTGTTGCCGTTAGACCCTGCAAATTAGTGTTCAGGCGAAAGTAATAGACCAGAGAGTGAGTCGAGCTAGTGACAGCATCACCAAACACGTCAATGGTCTCGGCATCAATCCACACCGCATCCACGCCGCTCGTTATGGATGGGGGGATCGCCATCTACGTCAGTCACTTGATATTCAAAAGTCTAACTCTTACCACTGATTGATGAAACTTTTTTGAACGCGGTTTCCCTTGCCTGTCTTGCTTGGCTTGCGCTCCTCTGGGCTTTTCTCCAGCTGATCCCATAACGTTCTGCGATCTTTAATCTGATAGACGCGATTCAATGCCGCGTAAGCGTAGACAAGCTCGTCCAACGCTTCGTTCCTTGCGCTGCTACTTTTTACCCAAACTCTCACAGGGAATCCATTCTTGTATTTGAGGATCTGTTTTTCTGCTGTCAACTCTTCAAAATAATCTTTTTCAACTGTCGGGTAAAAATGCAAATACCCTGGGCCAACATCGCTGTGTTTCAATCTGCCAAACAGCAACGACTTGATCGTGTCCGATCCAACCGGGAACAATTGAGCGCCTTTCTTGAGCGTTTTACCTTGAGCGTTCAGATCAACCTTGCTCGCCTTGCCAATTGGCGGCTTGTTCTTGGTTGACATGCCCTTGATCGCAATGACACCTAAGCTTTGCCGCTCCCTGGCGTACTGGTACACCTCGCTGGTGTGGTGGCCACCGCTATCGATGGCTACCACCATTGGCTTCAACTTTCGGCCATCCTCAGACTCGTAGGGAGTTTGAACAATCTCATCCAACTGCTTCCACACTTCTTTCCGCGATGGGTCGCCGTAGATCTTCACCCTGTCAATCAACCACCCCTGCTCTTCGCGCCCCCATCCCCAGACACTGAGCGAAAGCCGATCATCCTGCGTGTCGCACCCAACCGTTAGCAACAATGCCTCTGAAGGAACCACGCCCTGCTTGTACTTCTCGTCAGCTGAGCGTTCGCTGAGACCATCAGCATTAACCTTCGACGCATATTCGTCTTCCCACGTCTCGCCCAGAACAGTATTGACAAACGTCTTCAATTGCTCTGCGTCGTTTTTCGCATCAAGAAACTCCTCAACCAGGGTTGACCAGCTCGCATTAGGGCTATAGCTGTAAGCCGCCCAAATATGAAACGAAACATGCTTACCATTACCAGGCGCGGTGGGCCGCCACTCGCCGCGTTCAACCATCCAACGCTTCTTTGCTGCTGGGATCCATACGCCACAACTTTCGCAGCAGTAACTAGCGGTATCGGGATCGTTATCACGCCACTTCATGTTCGCCCATTTCAAATACTGCATGTGACCGCAATCCGGGCAAGGCACGAAATAGCGCCTTTGGTCGCCCTGCAGAAACATTCGCTCCACACGGCTGAAATCTTTAACCGTTGGCGT